GCTGCCCACTGATTTGATGGGGTCTTGAAGAAGAACTGCTTTGCTGTTGATGCGCTTGGATAGTCATATGTTGGGATAGCAATTACTGCGTAATCGCCAATCTGACCAATGCTATCTAGTGGAGCACCACCTGAAATTAATGAACTGTCACTGATAACATATGGAGTTTGTAGTGTGAACTGACCTGTTGTTGAGTCAAATTCATAGATACCCCATGTTGTTGCAGTAGTGTCTAACCAGTAAGTACCATCTGCTGGGTTACCTGTTGGACGACCTGTCTGACCTACTAGACTTGCGAGGTCAATATCAGCACGTAATGTATAAACAGTGTTTGTAACACCTAATGCTGAGTATGCCGCTAACAAGCCATATTCGTTTAATTCGTAACCCTGAATTGGTGTGCCATTGCTTGTTGTATAGAAGAACGGATTACCATATAGTGTTACAAGGTCACGCTGGCTAGTAACTCTGTAGAGTTTACCTGCATTAGCGGCTGTTGTACCTGCTGCCACTCTTGTTGAAGTAGGATCAGCCTTATTCTGTGCTGTCGCAAGCAGAATAAACGGAATTGAGTTTGTGGGCGCTGGAAGATATTGTGCTTCGTCAATAACTGTTACTTCTACGCCTGGAGATACTAGTGCCATGTTTGTTTTTCCTTTATGTAATATTTTGAGGTTTACCACCTAAGTTGTATCTTTATTTATAATAAATTTCAAAAAAGTGTGGTTTACCGAACCTTCGAAGGTGTTTTATAAATATCAGTATGCCACTGAAAAGACCCATCTGTAAAACATGCAATAAGAACTATTGTGCTATCAATTACAAAAGAGATGGCGTGACCCATTACCGAAGTATATGTGATGATTGTGGTAGGAAAAAAGCCAAGAAGAAACCTAAAATTTCTAACTGGGAAAAGGCAGGATATAAGAAAAAACCGCACTGTGATTTGTGCGGCTTTAAAAGTTTATATCCCAGTCAAATGATGGTATTTCATATTGACGGGGACTTAACTAACATAGCATTTAACAATTTAAGAACTATATGTCTTAACTGTGTTGAGGTAGTCAAACGCAAAGAAGTAACATGGAAGCGCGGTGACTTAACGGTTGATTATTGATTCGATTTGCTTATGTAAATGATCAATAGTAGAGTTATTGTCTAGATCATAATCATACTCTAGACCTACACTGCTATATTCGCTAGCGTGTACTTTGTATTCCTCTTCTAAAACTTTCCTAAGATTCTTTTTGACTATGGAATTAAGAGAATTATTGAACGAAACTGCGGTAGATAACCATTTAGGTTCTTCTCCCCGGTGAGTCCTTATCGTAATACCGCCTGCGTTTTTAATAGCAGTCAATTCATTACTGAATCGGCAGTCAGTGATTACGATATCGTCCTTGATATTGAGTAGTCTATTCTCTACACTAGCAACCCAAATGTCGTTGTGAAAATTCTTTCGTGCAACGTCTGTTCCCCATTGCTGTAGAACCCATCGTGGAGTTAAATGAGGGATACCTAAACGTTCTGCCCACCAAGTATCAACTTGCTCTCGCCATTCACGGCTGGCCTTAGTTGACCCTTCAAGCATGTCACGGTCCCAATTGAAGATGACTGCAACTGCATCCTTCAATGCACCTGCAAAACTCATTCTTTTAAAGCCGTGAAACGTGCAAAGATAGTCAGCGGCAGTGTCTTTTCCTGAGCCGATCAATCCGGTAATACCTATGATCATAGAATCTCCCTTAATAAACTATACTATACTAGTTTATCGGGGAGTTGTCAAGTATTATTTTAACCTTGTACCCAAGTTAGTGGCTGTGAGTAGTCAACATAGTTCTTAAGTTGGTCTAGTAACTGTGCTTGGGCTTCTTTAGATTCAGCCTTCATTGCCGCACCGTTCAAACTTGTTCCACCACCTGGCCCTGCGATAGTACCAAATTTCTCACGTGCTTCACCGATGATACCTTTGAGAATAGCAAGAATGAAGTCACCAATCCAAACACCAGCACCCGGATCTTGAATCAATACTGCTTCTGGTCTTTGAATGTCTGCCCAAATTAGAATGCGTTCACCTGAACCCTTGAAGTCACGTGTGATACGTAGTACTTTGGTTACTGGATCAAATGTATATGTTAGATAACCACCAAACATACGTGCAGTCAATTCAACATAACCTGCATAGAAGTCATATGTTGCAAGACCGCCGGTATAATTATAGTTCAATAGATATGTGTTTAGAATAGCACTACTGAATGGATCAAAACTTGTTGAACTAGGTCCTGTTTCAAGACCAACTGTACGTCTAAACAATGATCTTACGTTGATGAACTCACTAGGTAGAGTATATGTATCAACGTTCTTTTCTACAGTTAATAGAGTGTATGATTCTTGTACTGCATTTTCAGCACGTTGGCGATAGACCTTGATAGCATAGTTGTACGCAGCCTCATAATGTTGAGGATCAAGTTCTAAATCGATAATGTCTCCACCCAAACGCAATCTTAGGTTCTCAAAAAGACCCTGTTTAAGTTCTTCTAAGTTATAATTAGTAGGGGTGGATAAAATGTTAGTAGCCATAGTCTATTCCTGTTTGAAGTATTTATCAGGAATAGACTATGGGCTTACCAATTAAATGTCGTTGATTTGACGATTTTCTGAGTAGTGTGCATCAAACGTGCCACCGGGATAACGTGCTTCAAGTTTGCTTACGTTTTCAGCAAGCACTTCATTAGGATCAAGTCCAAGCGCATTACAAGCATTAGCCCAGTACCATGCAATGTCACCTAGTTCACGCTTCATGTGAAAGATATTTTCTTCATTGAGGGGCTTGCCCTGAAAGAAAATCTTCTTGACGATTTCCTGAAACTCGCCGCCTTCACTGCCAAGTCCGGTGCTTGCAGTCATAAGCAATGCAAGATTGACATTGGTGTTAGCATCAAGTTCCTTAAGACGTTCGATGAGTGCATTTAGATCCTTGCTAGGATCACTGCACACAGTGAGAACGAAATCAGAGTACTTATTTAAATCAATTTTATTAGACATATGGATCCTCTAGGTTGTTTTCGTGAATATAATCACGTAGTAAATCGGCATAACGCCAATGCGGTTCTTCACTGTGATGATAATACTGAGCCTTCAAATTTTTGTATCCTAATGAAGCATACTTGTAATAGAATGGTTCTTCAGGATCATCAAAATTTAGATAACGTTTGCCATCAATTTGATTTAGATAAAACTGAATGTGATGGTTAGACTTAGTAAACTGATAAAGAGTGTTAACCATCAAGTATGGAACAGTATTATGTTTAAAAAAGTATTGCAGTTGTAATGCATACGTGGCACTCAAAACTTCTAGGAAGATTTCATTCTTAATAATGAAATCGGTATAAGTCTCATAGATATCACGTTCATCGGAATTGCCCGGACGATTACCATGTTGAATCTGCAAATAATCGTTTGTAGTTTCTGAAGTCCAATCAGCAAATTCGTTCTGTTCATTATACCAAGTTGGTCTATGGAAAGGTGCTTCCATACGTGAACTATTGGCCCATCCAATCAAAACAAATACATCTTGTGTTGCTGGGTCATAGAACTTATCGAACCATTCTAGGACACTTCGTGTAATTGCGCCATTAGATGCGCCTCGCATTGCGATGTTGATGGGCCTACGGTCCATACGTAATGCTAATTGATTTCCAAAAGCATGCTGTCTGTTATAGGCACTATCCATAGTGCCATCAATTTCAGACCCAGCCGGATCACTTCCACCTGCAACAAGTAAAATCTTTTCTTTCATATTCTATTCCTTAAAATGCCTTGAGGATTACCATGTCTACATTGAAGCGTCCGTTAGGTACTGCTTCGACTGCCTTGATATCCTTGAAATACTTACGTGCGGCCGGCTTGCTACCCGTAAGAGCCTTTAGTTGTTCTGCAGGCTTACGCAATGTTTTCATACCACTTTGCTTTTTATCAAAGCCAATGAGAGTGTTGCCCTTTACAACTAGGCACTTGCTATATTCATCTGCAATATAGTGATGCATCTTACGCTTTTTAGTATCGTAGACCCACGCCTCTGTTGAATTATGCAACTTGCTAGGATGTAGACTGACAATATCAATCTTTTGTGCATCGTCCTTGAACGCCTTGCAGTACTTGAGTTTACTAACAATTTTCTCGACAGGTACAGCCTTACGTGCGCGGGGCTTCTTAGCAACCTGCTTGACAGAGATATATCCGTTGAGGTCAGCGATGATGCTATCAATGAACTTGATAACATTCTTGACCTGAGTCTTGCTCATGAAACTATATGCTTCATTCAATTGGTCACACTTGCCTGCCTGCAACTCAACATATTCAGCACGAATCTTTTCCCAATTGTTAATATGAGGTGCTACATGCTGTGGCAATACGTTTCGTTCCTGAAACTCTGACATAACTTTGTTCTTAGTGTCAAAGTCTTTAGGATAACCGTTACGGTGATAGTCATCAAAGAATGCATCTAGTTCGGCAGCCGCCTGACTAGCACGTTCACGCATCACTTCCTGAATGTTCCTGCGCTCGGCTACAGGCTTCTCAGTAGCGGCTTTCTTTTTAGCCGCTTTGTCTGCCGATTTTACGGCTTCTACTAGACTATCAATTTGCACTTGCAGGCGAGCCTGCTGACGCTCATCTAGTTTAAGTCCACGCAAACTCATTCGGGCAAGCCAGCCCAATGAGGTCATAATGTTAAGTTCGGGTGCCCGACTAACAATTTTTGCAATATCCTTTTTGTTATTATGTTCAAGGTAGGCTACTAAAAAGTCTTTAGCCTCTTTACTCCCATAGAATTTGGAGTACCAGTTGAATGCTTCAGTCAGAGAAATGGTTTTTTCTGATGTAAAATGTGGTTCGGGTCCGTAATACTGAAAGTCAGGATCCCTGGGGTGCAAATCCTTTACAATCCCAGCAACACCTGAGGCTGCGTGGGCTTTGGTTTTTTGCTTTGCAATGCGGGTCATGCGAGCCATTGATATCTCCGTAATTTCACAATACTTATGCAGTATACACTAAGGCTGAAATAATGTCAAGCCTTTTCCGATAAATACTTATATGCCAAAGTTATCACTCTATCGCCCAAATAAGCAAAATGACTACCGATTTATGGATAGAACCATATCGGAACAGTTGACGGTTGGCGGAACCGATCTATATATTCACAAGTATTTGGGTCCAAATAGCAATTTTCCATCAGTTGACCCTACTCAGCCTCAATATGATATTTTGCAACCAACCAACATTCAAGATTTATTGTTCTTAGAAAACAGAGACAGAATCTATGATAAAAACATTTATAGATTGCGTGGGCATTATAATGTACAAAACCTAGACTTTGATTTAAGTCAGTTTGGATTGTTCTTAAACAACGATATCATTTTCGTTACAGTGCATTACAATGACATGATTGATATTATTGGCCGTAAATTAATGGTGGGTGACGTACTTGAGTTACCTCACTTACTAGATTATAATCCGTTAGACGAAAAGATTCCAGTTGCGTTAAAACGTTTCATGCAAATCACTGATGCCAACTATGCGTCAGAGGGTTTTAGTCAAACTTGGTATCCTCATCTATGGCGTATTAAATGTGAACCTCTTGTCAACAGTCAAGAGTTTGATGACATTCTCAAAGAACCAATCAATCAAGATAATTATTTAGGTAACTGGGACAAAGATAAAACATATCCGCCTGGATATACAATTAACTTCGGTGATAAGATTTACAAATCTATCATTGAAGTGCCTGCAGGAATCTATCCTCCTAATGCTACATATTGGGAACTTGTTCCTGATGCTGGATTGGCAGATATTCTTTCTACATACAAGAAAAACATTGCAATCAATAATGCACAACTTGAAGAGGCTGCTAGACTTGTACCTAAATCAGGTTATGACACAAGTAAACTTTATATTGTTCCCACATATGGTGCATTAGAAGCCAATGGAGTACCATCAGGCAAACTAAATCAGCCCGCACCTCCTGTAAGTATCATTACATCAAGTAACACAGGTACTGAAGTTCCTATCCAAGGTACAATTGTGTTCATGCGCAATCCGCAATATAAGAATCCTAGTGTAGGAATTAAAGTTTCTAAAGAAGCATTAAAGAGCATTTGGGATATGACTGCCGATATGGACTTTACCGACAAGATTGATAAGTTCGTGCAGGCAAGTTTACAAGTAGCAGAAGAAGCGCCCGAAAGAACAGAAGGCGGATCAGGCGCCGTTGAGGGTACAAAAGTATTATCAGTACAGAGTTTAGGTGTAATCACCGGTCCATATGGTACTGCTGATAATACATATGCAACTGCCGATCAAGATCCAACACAACCCGGGTTCACTGGTACAATTACTCCTGATATGGATTATCGTGCAGACTGTGATCCAGGATACCAATATATTACACGCTCAAGCCCAAGAAGTTTCGGTTATACTACTGGATATCTTGCAGGCGATGGAACTGCTCCAAACGGATATCCAAGTGGTGCAGGCATTGCCTTCCCACAAAATCCTCAAGTAGGTGATTACTTCTTACGTATTGACTATAACCCACAAATTCTTTATCGTTGGGACGGTATTATGTGGGTACGTATCAGTGAAAATGTCAGAACTGACACTGGATTTACAGCCGCAGATCAATCATTACTATCTGGATTTATTAACGACCAGTCAGAAATCTATCTAAATAACAGTGAGGAACTCGTTCCGCAGGCTCAACCATTGTCAAGTGTATTGCAGCCTACACCTGATGTTTTACCTCCCGAAGCATAAAGAGTTACAATGGCACAATACTTTTACGATAACCAAATTAGACGATTCTTGATTCAGTTTGCTAAAATTTTTAGCAACTGGTATGTTACCAAAGGCAAGGATCCAAATGGTAATCCTATTCTGCTACGTGTGCCTATTATGTATGGTGACAGTAGTAGACAGGCTTCAACTATTTTAGCAAACAATAGTGCGAGTAATTTGCCAAGTGCGCCACTGATCACTTATTATATTAGTGGCCTTGAATACGATCAAAAGAGAACACAAGAACCTACCTTCGTTGACAAAATCAATGTACGTCAACGTGCATATAGTGCCGAATCTCAAAGTTACGAAACTACACAAGGACAAGCATTTACAATTGAACGATTGATGCCAGTTCCCTATACATTGCGTATTACAGTAGACTTTTGGACTACTAACTATCAACAAAAATTAGAGTTGATCGAACAGTTAGGTACATTATTCAACCCTGCATTAGAAATTCAAAGCACTGATAACTTCGTAGACTGGACTTCACTGACTGCGGTATTCCAAGATGGATTAACATTTACTAGTCGTAGTATTCCGCAGGGTACAGGTAATCCTATTGACGTAATGACTTGGAAGTTCTATATGCCCATTTGGATTACAACTGCAAGTAAGTTGAAGAAGATGGGTGTTATTCAAAAAATTATTGCAAGTATCTACAAAGGCAAAGCATATCAAGATGTACAAGATGATGACTTGTTGTTAGGTACTCGACAAAAGATTACTCCATATGGATATAAGTTATTATTGATCGGCAACAGATTACAGTTATTGCCAAACAATGAAGCATTTTATCCTCCTAATACAGATTTGAGTAATCCAACTGAACCTAATACTAGTTTGTATTGGACAAGTTTGTTAAACGTTTATGGTAAAGTAAAGCCAGGTATTAGTCAGATTTGGTTACAAAATCCATATATGGATGATGACATTGTAGGTACAATTGTTCCTGACCCGCTAGATGATAGATTCTTAATCTATGATATTGACCCGGACACACTGCCACAAAATACTTTAGACCCAGTTGACAGCGTAGTTAATCCATTATTAACAGGTCCTAATGCAGGACTTCCCGGGCCAGTTGCCGGAAGACGTTATTTGATTGTAGAAAACATCGGTAGTGACGGGTCTAGTACAATAGCATGGGGCGATTTGGTTGCAAATGCAAATGACATTATCGAATATAACGGTAGTGAATGGGTAGTATCGTTCAACTCTCAAGCCGCAACTGATGTTGAATTCGTAACTAACTTGACAACTAATATTCAATATAGATATACTAATGACATGTGGATGAAATCATATGAAGGTTGGTATGATCAAGGCGACTATAGTATTGTAATTTAACATGACAAAGCAGGCCGCCGGTGTATTCTTTTATAGTTCTTCAACTAATCGATTCCTTTATCTATTAAGATCAGATAAACAAAGTCCAACTTGGAGTATTCCAGGTGGCGGCATTGAAAAAGATGAAACATTATTAGAAGGCATTGAGCGTGAGTGCCTTGAAGAGATGGGTTTTTCTAACCCTGATATCAAACTAATACCTATACAAAAATTCAGTAACGGTGGATTTACATATCATACATTTTTTTGCCAAATAGATAATGAGTTTATCCCCATTCTCAACAATGAACATGTAGGCTATGCGTGGGTAGAGAAAGATCATTATCCGAAACCATTACATCCCGGCTTGTTCTCTACTGTGAATATTGATATTGTTATTGAAAAATTAAAATCGTTGATAAAATAATAGGGGCCGTAGCCCCTATTATTATATTCCTAACAGCGAACTTAACGCAGGCCACCCAAGCGCCCCGGCTAATATTCCCGCTCCCATAAGCATCCAGCGCCATTTTTCTAGTGCATTAACTTTTTTGTTAACCTCATCATGCTGTTTTTTATTTTCTGTTTGAAAATCTTTAATCATATTATGAGTTGTTTCCATATGGCTATCAATATGGTCACGGAGATCCTTCAGTCCAGTTTTTAAATCATCGAATTTTTCATCTAGATTTTTGTACTGGACTTGAAGGACTGCAATCTCTGTCTCAGTTTGTTTTTGCTGTTGAACAGAGAGTGCCATCTATTATGCTCCGCCGATTGTAACGATTGGGTAAGGCTGACCACCGTATGTGTTTGCGGCATATGCGGTGTTGAATGTTGAGAATGCAGGGCTTGCATTGTTAATATTGTCAGTCTCAGTTGCAGTTACGCCTGAATCAGCAGTAAACAATTCAGCAGTATGGTCGCTTAATGACTGTACTAGTACAGTTGATGTGTTTGCATAAGTTGCAGTAATTGTCATTGTGTTTGGTAGCATTGCAGTATTAGCAACGTTAGCAGTATAGCAAGCACCAGTTAGACCTGATGATGTTCCCTTAACAAGATATTTCTGCTTGCCCTTCTGACGAACAATGAAACCTGCTTCTGGAGTTGCATATACATATGATGCACCGGACAAATTAGCAGATGCGTTAGCAACTAAAAGTGTTGTATCTTGTAGTGCATTAGGTGTACCTGTTGCATCTGACAAGTCAACTTCTGCACCACCAACTGTTGTAGAAACAGTAAATGCAGATGTGTTAGCAATTGACAATACGAAATAAGTAGTTCCTGTAACTAGACCACCTAAGTTAGCGTCAAATGTAACTGGTAGATTTTCAAACAATGTTTGTGCGTTGCCAGTTGTTCTGACGAAGTTGCCAGTGTTTTTAGTGTTCGCAACTGCTACAGATGTTACACCAGTTGCAGTATCAACATAACCTAAAGTTACTAAAGAACCTGATGAGTTGACATATTGAATAACTGAATCGGCTGCAATGTTGGCTAAATCAGTACCTGCTCCACCGACAACGTTACTTGCGTCAGAAGCATAAAGTGTACCTGTACCATTAACACCAATAGCAACGTTAGTAAGAACTTGTGTACCATAGATTGCTGTGTTACCACCTACTACTGAGTAAGTATTTGCGTTTGTTGCTGGGTAACCATCACCACCGTTTGGATTGTTAAAATATGCATCAACTGGCGCTACTGTTGCTGAAACAGTTACAGGACCAGCGTTAGATAAGTCAACTGGTGTGTTAGTTGGGTTAGCATTTAATGGTGTTGCTGAAACAGTGAAAGTACTGTTATTACCAGCATTAACTACTTGAAGAATCCAGTAAGTTGTACCAGCAGTAAGACCACCTGTTGTAGTGTGAATTACGAATGGCATACCTGCAATGATACCAAGATTTGTGAAGTTTGCTGACGTTGTTACAAGGTCAGTTGCGCCAGTTGTTGCAGTAATAGTAACAACGGCTTGTGCTTTTGCGATTTTTAGTGGGCGTCCCATTTGTTTCTCCTTTGAAATTAGTGAGTTCTAGTCACTACGCAGTGGGGTACTGCATAAACTCTCCCCATGAGAGTGTACAAACTATTTATCTTTTTTGCGTAAAATACCTGATGACTTAAATACACTATGATCATTGAAACTTACGGACATTTTTATACTTGTGATCCTATATGCATAGGAGAAAATGAGTATAAATCCATTGAAAAATTAAAAAGACACATATCAGCAACCAGTAACTATCAGTCAAATTTGATAGTCAATCTAACATGGTTCGAACGTGACAAAACTAACGAATTATTGTCTTGGATAGACCAATATAAAATAGAAAATTCTACTAAAATCTATCTTACTGCATATGTTGACGGTGCTTATTGGTTTACAAGGGAACCTATATATGAACAACTGATTGATATGGGTTATACTGTTGAGATGGAAGGGTTTGGCCCTAATAATTGGTACTCTTGGATACCTAGTTGGATGCAAGAGTATAATCTAGATGAGTTGTCATTGCGCGCCTCTCCTCAATATACATTTCTATCTTATAATAGAAAACCCAAATATCATAGAAAAGAATTAGTTCAAACAATTATTGACAACGATTTATTAAAGTTTGGTTGGGTAACATATGAGCATGGAGAATTTCCAGAGGTAGATTCATATTCTGGAAACACTGATCAAGAACTGCATTCTCCGGATTTGCGTTTTAGTAGACCTGAAGATTTACAATCATTGGGTAACATGAATATTTGGAATAATTCATATTGTGTTATTGTTTCTGAAACTGAGCCAACTGATCCATGGCAATTAACTGAAAAGACTTGGAAACCTATCATGGGTATGCGCCCATTCTTAATAAATGGAAACAGTAATATTAGTAATGTACTTAAAAATTTAGGATTTATTACTCCAGGTATAATGTTTGAGAATATAGAATTGGATAGTGGAAAAATAGCACCTTTAATTTCTCAACTAAAGGTGCTATCAAGTAAAAGTGCTAATGAATTATATGATCTTTGGTTAAGCCAGCGAGAAATGTTAATTCACAATAAAAATAAGTTCAATGAACTTAGATTAGTATCCTGATGTTCCTGTATTAGCATGCGGCATTCCCAATTCAGTAATTGAGAATGGTGCGGAACTTGCAGTTACACCTGACACCTCTATGAATGAAACGATATTTCCCTGACCAACAATGATGCTATTTTCAACTGTGTTAGCAGGAATAATCTCGCTATTCGCAGTTGCTACGGTATAGGGAACTCCATATGGATTATATCTTGCTGTAGTATTTGATATTGCCACTGCCGCATTTGCACTTAGTGTTAAACTAGTATTATTAGCAATTGATGCTACAATACCTACAGTATTTCCTGATGTGTTTCCAATCCAACTGCCCACTGTTAATTGAGTAGTGAAAACAGTTCCTACACCTGTCACGTTGGGGCTGTTAGTAGCACAGGTAACAGTTCCAGTTAACGCTACGTTAGGGAAACTGGTTGTATAATGAATAGGGCTATCAGTAGTAGCAATTCTGATCTTATCAGTTGCAATATTAGCTGATGCTACTGCCGAACTATTTGCGGTATAAACGTATGATGCCATCTTAGTTATCCTTTAGTATATTTATATTCTGCCTACAGCGACTTCGATTACGCCTTCGCCACCGTTATGATCTTGTAATGCTTTTCCAATTACGGTACCAATTGAAGGTGATAATTCAGGTCTAGCAAATCCATTACCGCCCGAAATTAACATATCACCTTTCTTAATTACACCTCTCACTTTACAAGGTGTTCTTCCTTGCAATGCAATTGCCGCAAGAATTCCAGGACATGTTGCATTCATAATATATGCCGGATTAGTAGTAATAACACCTGCTACTCTTCTTGTACCATCAGTTGCTAATGTAACTTCTTTTTCGCCGCCAAACTCTACCACTGTACCGGGGCTATAAGTTTGATCTGCTTCATAATATTCTGCCAAGTCAGCGTATGTTGCTTGTAGTCTTGAACCAGCAGTTAATGTCCAGTTACCTGTGATTGACCCTGCTGTAGAGTTAGCACCTGTTGTTAGTGCAGTAGCACCCACTGTTCCTGTATATGTAGGTAAGTATGCCGCAACGTTACTGTTGCTGTATGTACCTGAAAAACTAATTGATACACCATTAGCATAATAATAGTTGTCTGTTTTTAAACCACCGGTAGTTGTATTACCTGATACAGTCAGTGAGGTTAGTGTACCAACACTAGTTATATTTGGTTGAGCAGCCGTTGTTACTGTAGCCGCTGTTGTAGCACTTGTTGCAACAGTTGCAGTTGCTACTGTACCGCTAACATTTGCGCCTGCAACACTATTTGCTACAGCCGCAAAATTCACTTGTCCAGATACGTTAGCACCTGCCACACTGTTTGCTGATGCGGCACTTGTGGCACTTGTAGCCAAAGCTACTGCGCCACTAACATTTGCTCCTGCTACGCTATTAGCCGTTGCGGCAAAATTAACTTGTCCAGAAACGTTTCCGCCACTAACTGAGTTGGCAATTGCCGCATAAGGTACTTGACCTGTAACATTAGCACCTGCTACTGTATTTGCTGTAGCAGATAATGTTGCGAATGATGCGTTACTTGCAATGCCGGTTAAGTTACCTACAACGTTACCATTGAAATTGACTGCTGTAATATTTCCTGTAGCAGTAATGTTACCGACTGACACGTTAGCAACACTGAATGATGCGGCAGACATTGTGCCGGGAATAGTTAAGTTACCTGAAATTGTTACGTTATTGCCATCGCTAATGTAGGGAGGCTGCGCAAGTTGAACTTTAGTCCAAACGCCTAAACTAGAATTATATTGATATAGAACATTGGCAATAGTTGTCTGTTGCCCATTAGTTGGTGATACTGGCCAAGCCATTAGTTTCTCCCTACAATAACTTCAATCATGCCTTCACCTTCACCATTCCATTCACCAAGGGCTTTAGCGAATGTGCAACCATGTCTATGGTTAACTGGATCTAATACTTGTGCTACACCAGGAATATCTGATGTAACAAGAATATCACCTCTACGTACTTTACCAATAACTCTGCAAGGTACACGACCAGTTAAACCAATTGGTTGACCAACTATACCAGCATTCATTAGATATGAAGGTTTGTCAGAGATTACTCCAATAACTTTAGTATCATGTGATACTGTTGACTGTGTTGCTTCTTTCTCGCCACCGATAACAATTACTGTACCTACTGGATATACTTGATCAGTTTCAAACTTTTCTGCCAAGTCAGCATATAGTGCTGATGTTGCTTGAGCAAATACTGTATTGAAATAACCACTTGAACTGCCGATATTACCTGTAGCATTAGCACCTGTATTTCTTACACCGGTACCATAAAAAATATTTGCTGTTAAACTTGCATTCAAGTCACGTTGAGCAATAGTATTTGCAGTTGCAGAAGTAGCACTAGGTGGAAAACTTGGATCAAATATATCTACCCACTGACTAGTAGTACCGTCATTGATATATGAGTAGAGAATGTCACTGGCAATATAATACCATTGATCACCTGCAACTGGATTGCTAGGTGCAGTATTAGCCGCAGTATATTTGAATACTCTTGTACCATTTTGATATAGGTTTGCACCAAAGATATTTCCGGTTACATTTAGGTTACCGGTAACATTTGCGTTTGCACCCACTGTTAATAGATTACCAATTGCGGCATTATTGGATGCTAAGTTTGCAGTAATATTTGCGTTTGCTGTTACATTTAAGTTGCCTGTTACGTTTGCATTTGAACCTAAGAATGCGACACCGGTTAAATGTAAATTACCTGTTACGTTTGCATTTGCTGTTACATTGATATTACCAGTAATATTTGCATTTGCTCCCATAAATGCAGTACCAGTTAAGTGTAAGTTTGTACCAATGTTTGCATTAGCAGTAACATTCAAGTTACCAGTTACGTTTGCATTGGCTCCCACTGTTAATAGATTGCCTATGGCGCCGTTGTTTGCTGATAGATTTGCTGTAATGTTTGCATTAGCAGTAACATTCAAGTTACCAGTTACGTTTGCATTTGCAGTAACATTTAAGTTACCACCAACGTTAGCAAAGTTGTTAGATACAAAATTGTTTACAATAGCATTGGCAGTAACACCTAAATTACCTACAATATTTGCGTTAGTCGTAACGTTCAATAGTGTAGTTGATAAGTTACCTGTTAAAGCATTAAAGGTCAATGCTGAGTTTGCAAATTCAGCAACATTACCCGTCAATGCATTAGTCATCATTGGGTAGAATGTACCAGTTGTTGCAGTAGTGATATTAACAAAGTCTGTTACATTTGAATATGCAACGTTTAAGTTAGCAACACGTGTGGTTGATGTTACAGTGATTGGGGCTGTACCAGTTGCAATATTAGAAATGTATCGTGTTGCTGTTACCAATCCGTTTGAATTCAAATTGCCAACGTTAGCATTACCATTGAGACTCATCAACTTTGGTGATACACCAATATTAAATGTAAAGTCTCCGTCACCGTCAAGAATATTATTGTTGTTAAACTGAATAGTTGTGTTTGAACCTTCAGCGGCAGAAGTACCACCGCCCGATACGGATGAAACTACTCTACCACCTGTACCATACATATTTGCAGATAGTACAGTAGTTTGTAATGATAATGCGTTGCCTGCTGAACCATTAGCAAGTAGTGTGTTAGAAACAGTTACTTCTGTACCACTGTTAATTGTTTTAATATAGTAAGGTGTGTCGTTTTGTAATCCACTGTTGCTCAATGAACCTAAGAACATTACTTCTTGGTTTAATGAGAACAATGCACTATTACCCACAGTAATAATATTAGTTGCAACAGTAGTTGCGGTTACTGTGGTATAGTCATATGTACTGAATCCACTTGTGTCGACGGTAACGGTCAATCCAGGATCAGAATATAATGAGAATGTATTAGATGTAAGAACGTTAGCATAGTATGATTGACCATTTAACTGTGTCATACCTGCGGCATCGGTGATAGTGATTTCAGCACCATCAGTAAAGAAATTGTCTTGTGTAGTAGTAACTACACCTGGATTTGCTTTAGTTACGTTCTGAATAAACGCAATAATAGTTGATTTAGGTGTCCATGATAGATTGCCTAAGCCATCTGTTTCTAAGACATAGCCAATGGCTCCGCCCTCAATCTTAAGATTTTCTACAGGGCCCAACTGAATTTTAGTATTACCTAATGGTTCAATGTTACCTGTATAGTTAATCCAAGTATTGGTAGAATCAACATAAGTTAATATTTGTCCTGTTTGAGCATTAGAAATGTTTAAATTTCCGCCGCCGCTGCCGTCAATTTGGCTAAAACTAATCTCAGAATACCCAGTTAAAACTTCGATATTTTCATTAGGAGTAGTTTTACCAATGAACAGGCGCTTAGTGTCGGACGCCCAGCCGAACTCGGCTTCGTCTAACTGAGGGAGGTCAACTAAATTACCCGCCCTTTGTTGAATTTTAGATATCTGTACGATTGCCATAAGTGTAATCTTTACCCATTGATTACACTTATTTATGCTTTTAAGTTTCTAAATCCTAAATGAACTTAGAGTAATATTGCTCTAATCTATCGTACCATTTGGAAACATACCCGTCGAATTCATTTCCCTCGATAATAAATTCTTGGTATTCATTGGCCGCTGAACACATAAAGATTACGCCTTTGCGTATATTTGTTCCCCAAACTTCATTATGTGCAGTAGCATAAGCCGCAGTTTGAATGAAGTAATCATCGATCCATTCACGCTTTTTGGGCTTGTTTGTTTGCTTGTGATCCATAATTGCTTCTTGACCACCGTGGACACCTACTAAGTCTGTGGTCCCAGCATAAACTTCAGGAAAATATAAAGATACTTCCGTGCCCCAGAACTCGGTGCAGTTGGATAGTCCTTTAGATATGATTGAATGCGCCATCTGATGTGATTGCATACTAT